TACATTATTGTTTAGGCGCTGCTTTGGCTAAGGCGGAAATTGAAGAGGGAATAAAGGTGTTAATTGATACAATAGGTGATACAATAGTTTCCTGGGAAGCAAATGCTCTTCCAGTAACATCAGTAATTAATGGACTAGAGTCACTAAAGGTTAATTTAAATGCAAACATTCCTTCCGTATCCTGATTTTGTTCAATCAGTAAAGGTTTTGGATTACAAAAGACTTGGAAAACAAAGAGTAGAAACTTTCCAAGTTCTTAATATATTGTTAGAGAGAACACCAACAAAAGGTTGGCGCAACCATCCAGTAACGCGAATGTGGACTGGTTACGAAGAAGCGCTAAAACTTTATCAAAACTTCACTATACTAGAATGGTTAGATAGAGGTTATAATAATACAATGAAGTTTGAAGATGTTAATCATTCTTCAATTATTTATCCACCATGGTTTGGCGAAGAGGTTTTTCATAAATCGCATAGATCAAATCTTCTCAGAAAAGATTACGAATATTATTCACAATTCTTTGACGAACCATCAGACTTAGAGTATCATTGGCCTGTATGAGTATTACAGTATACCTAGCAGGAGCGATGGACTACGTTGGAGACTATGCTCGTGGATGGAGACAAGAAGCTACATTCATGCTAGCTCAGCGTGGGTACAAGGTTTTAGACCCTACTTCTATCCCAGAAGACTACACAATGTCACCAGAAGAAATTGCTCAAAAAAATATGTTCATGCAGAAGAAATCGGATATTCTTCTGGTAGAATATATGCTAGAAGACAGAGCGTACATAGGAACTGATTTTGAAATGGCTTGGGCAAAACTTCATGGTCAGCCAACAGTTGTTATGTGTTCTGCTCAGAATAAAGATCGTCCATATATGAGATATATGACAACCAAACTTGCAGAAGACCTGCAAGATGCTATAGAATACATATCTATCCATTATCCAAACAATTAATGAAAGGCAATAAAAAATGTCAGACAATAAGTTCAAGTACTTTACGGTTACTACAACTTCAATCGTAAAGGCAAACACAATGGCAGAGGCAGAGAAGCTTGCTAAGAGCAGCCGTCGTACTCTTCCAGGTGTTTCCGGTGAGCTCCTTTTCAAGGATGTTGATGTAGAGCGTATTTCTGCAGTGCAGGCACGCGAGCAGCTCGCTGATTGATATTACTAGTTGCTGAAATGGCGGGGGTTGCATATCAATCCCCGCCATTTCTTATATAGCCAAGGAGAATTATGGCTCAAAGAATAATTGCCCAAATGGTTGGGCGTAATGAATCAAATAGATTTCTAGAAGATGTTTTGAAGAGATTATCTACTCAGGTAGATGAAATTGTATTTACAGACGATTGCTCTGATGATAATACTATGGAGATAGCCTCCAAGTATGCACATACCTACAAGACTCCAATACAGACATTTAATAAGCATGAGGGCAGACTGAGAAAGTATGCTTGGTTAAATTTAGAAAATCATGCAAAAGAGGGTGATTGGATCTTAGCTGTAGACTGTGACGAAATGCTGTATAATATTAATGATTTGGAAAACCAAAACATTAAAGATGTACTTGCGTCATCAGAAAAAGACGTTGTCAATGTTCGCTTTTACCACATGTGGAATCAATCCCAGTATAGGGTGGATAAACTTTGGGCACCAAACAATAGCAGTAGAATATTTAGGTACATTAATGGTGGAACATTCTTAGACAAAGAATTGGCTTGTGGTTCAGAGCCGACATATGTTGTTCAGTGGATTAGACAAGGTAACTATTGGGTTCACTCAGGTCTAATTATGCAACACCTGGGCTACATCAAGGATGAAGATAAAGAGTTAAAATATGAAAGATACTCTCAACTTGATGGTGGAAAATTCCATAACTTAAACCATATTAATTCTATAATTGATCCAAACCCAGTTTTAATTGACTGGGGTAACTTCGGTATTTGATAGGGAAAAAATGAAAAACGAAAAGCAAGCAATAATTGACCTTACCCATTTGATGAACGCAAAAGAAAAATTTGCTTTCTTAAACATATCTAAATATTCAATAGTATCTTTAAATAAAAAGAATGAAAACTCTTTTCCGCCTATGTTTTCTAAGGCAATACTTAAAAGTATATCTTTAGATCACCCAAGAATAATGAGAAGCTTTTCATCAGGCCTTGTTGACGAGGTGGAAAACGATAAGCATACTAGAATAGGTTTAACTAAGAGTAATAGAGACTATAGTTCTAATTTATTTGAACATTATTTTTTAAACCAAAAAGATGTTTTTGATACTTTCACTCAATTTTACATTAAAGATACTCCTACTTTAGTCGTATCTTTTCATGATAAAAAAACTGTTTATAAAACATTAAACGCAAAGGTTAATGTTATAACCGTTCCATATAACAATCATTATGAAAAACTAGATGACGTGTTTGCACAGGTTGCAGAGTTTGATGGTGGAGTAGATTACTGTTTAATGGACTGTAGTTCGCTAGGTCTTGCTTTAAGTGGTAAGATTTGGGAGAAGTTAAACATGTCTGTTATAGATCTTGGTAAAACAATAAACTTCACAAAAAACTACAACACTCCAATAAAAAATGCGAACGTTTAATGATGAAGAATATAATGATGATTCAGAGTTATTAGTAGATTTATTATTTGAAACTACTTACTCTATTTCACAAATAGCCCAAGAGCTGGGATGGACCCTGGATAAAGTTAATAAAAGAATTAACTCCATGGGTCTATCCTGGCTTAAGGAAAGACGTAAAAAAATGTCAAGAGGTCAGACAGCCCTGACATCAATAATGCAAAAACTTCTTCCTGGAGAAACCATAGTGAATGAGCATCACATTGGAGACAAGTTGAAGTTAGATGTGTATTGTCCCAAATATGCTCTTGCGGCAGAGTATCATGGTAGACAACATTTCTATTATACGAGTAGATTCTATGATTCTAAGTATGATTTTGATCAGGCTATAATCAGAGACTCTAAAAAAGCACAATGGTGCAAAGACAATGGTATAGCTTTAGTTGTTTTTAGATACAATGATAGCCTGACAGAACAGTCAGTATTTGATAGAATGTTAGATGCCATAAGAAGCAATCCTATGGTAGAAAAGCCCAAGAAGAAAAGAAGTCTAACTGACAACGAAGCTTATAGGGTCAGTAAAAAAATACAGTCAGATAGAAGAAAGCAAGCCTATAGGGCTTTTAAGGAAAAGAAGAAGAATGACAGAGGAACAGGAAAGTAATACCACATTTCCAGTTGAGTATCAGGTATTTGCCCTATCCTTAAGAGAGAAAGACGCCATATCCTATTTTGCCACCAATCTTCCAGAGGAGATAGTTGGCTCCATACATGGTGAAAAGGGTATAAACGAATTTTATAAAGCCTTATTATCATTTCACAACGCAACGCAGTTAAATGTCGTAGACCCTATAGCATTTAAATCCTGGTTAGAATCTGAAACGGACATACATGAAGCCCTGGGTGGCGGTGCCGGCGTAAATGTAATGGTCGACATACTTATGGGGATGGAAGTCTCTAACCCAGAAGCAATTGCTGAGATCATTAAACACAAGGCTAGAAAACGCAAGCAGATTAATTATCTGCAAGAGCTACAAATAATATTAAACCAAAAGGGTCAAAAGACCCCAGAAGATACAGAGAGAATTGAAAAACTAACTTCTCAAATACGTGAGTTAGAAAATCAAATTCACTATAATCCACTAGATAAGGTGACTACTGGTTCTGAAATGATCACTAGGGCTGAATCTTTATTGGATATACCTGACTTTTTGCCTACCCAGTTTAAGGCCCTCAATAGGGCTATGGGGTATACGGATGAGGGCGGATTTTTTAAGGGGGCTGTGCACGCTGTTATAGCCCCATCAGGAAAGGGTAAAAGCACGTTTGCCAAGTGTCTAGCTAACAATTGGTTAGATAATGGGTACAGAGTTTTATATGTAAACTTTGAAGAAGCCCTTGGTCACTGGGAAAGAATTCTTATGACTCAGATTATAGAACAGAATGTTTATTCTGAAGCACATAAGTGGACTCCTGAAGAGAAACAAATGTATATGGATAAGTTTAAAAACAAACTGTCAGAATGGGGTGATCGCTTAATGGTTAGACACGATCCTGACACTCCTTACTTTGAAGATTTAGAGTTATGGTTAAGAGATATTATTGGGCACAATCAAGATATGCCTGATGCAGTTATTATTGACACTATTCAATCTATGTTTACAAGAGGCGCTGGCAAAGGAAAGCCTAGATGGGGTGAGTTTGAAGAGATGATGGTTCGTCTAGAAAAACTTGCCAGAGATATGAACTGTGTAATGATCATTACTGCACAGGAAAACGCTAACAGAATGAAAGAAAAAAGAGAAGTTGTTCAACAATCTGATACTGGTGGCTCATTAGCTATTCAGCAAAAATGTGCTGTAACAATATTTATTACAGAAAAACGTTTGGCGACTGATGATGAAACAGTTGACGAAAACATTATGCAGCTACAGATACCTAAGAATAGAATAACAGGCTCAGCATTTAGCTATGATCCACCGCTAGTTAAATATGTAGACTACAAAAAGAAATATGAAGAGTATGATCCAATCACTGATGAGTCTTACGAATCCTCGTCTTCAATATTGGATGATTTATTAAACGATAAGGATTTTCACTAATGGCATCAGTGACAGTAAATGGAATTAAAGATTTTCAAATGTGCGAGAGACTCTATGACTATAGGCACGTGGAGGCTATTCCTGAGAAAATATATTCAAGAGATTTATATACAAATAAATTTGAAAATACAATTAAGAATATAATATATTTTTTCTTCTTTAAAAAACAAGGTGGAATTATTCCATCATATTCAGCGCTCCTAAATAGGTGGGAGAAGATGTGGTTCCCGAAAGATACTACTTCTTATGACATTATCACAGAACAGCACGAGACTGCTTATGGAAATTTGGCTAGCTTAACTTCAAAAGCTGCCGGAATACTTTTGTCGTTCTACGATCATTATTCAGACGCTGAATTGATACCAATGGCTATAGCTGAAGAGTATAGTGTTCCTGGTAAGCATAAGCTTAATATAGAGGACAAGTTTGATCTATTGTTATATAAAAACGGTGAATTTTTAATAACTAAAATTTTATTTAACTATAAAAATTCTAACAAACATCTTTATCAAATGGATTTTTGCGCAATGCAAAAAGGTTTTGAGAATAGACACCCAAGCAGAATGTCTAAGGCAAAATTTGGTTATATAGATATAATGTCACCAAATATTAATTTCCATGAATATATAATTACGGAAGAAGATATTAGTAGTTTTGAGTACTGGTTTGATAAAATAGGTACAACAGAAATCTTTGCACCAAAAAGAAACCTTATACCATACTGTAAGAAATGCCCATTCGATAAACCCTGTTCAAAGTGGACAGGCTGGACAAGTGAGATAACAAAATGACAAAATCAATTTTAGATGATATTTTAGTTCAAAGAAGTGAACCATCTTCGTTTAAAGAAGAAAACGTAATACTAGAACCGCTTCTTGCAGAAATAGAATTAATATCCGACGAAGCAATTAGATCGTTTGTCAGAGCGGTACTGTTGAGAGCAGAAAACTTTTGGGATATTCCCTCTAGTTTTTCAGGAAAGTACCACCCAGCTGACGAGCACGGTCATGGTGGCAACGTACTGCATACCAAAAGAGTTGTGCGCATAGCAAATGTCATGGGAGATTCTTACACGTTGTCATCAGAAGAAAGAGACATAGTACTAGCTGCATGTTTATTGCACGATGTGTGTAAAGGTATTCAAAAAGATGACGCAGAAGGCTGCAAATATGATCCAATGCACCCATATACAGTAGGAAGATTAGTAGAAAGATGTCAGAAAGAAGACAAAAACTTTGCTAATGAGTCTATGTCATCTACACTATTTGTTTCAGAGGAAACAGTCCATTCGATTCTAAGACTAGTAAGATGCCACCTGGGACCATGGTCTCCAATACCAGAGACATTTCCCATCACATATTTAGATTATATAGTTCACCTATCTGATAATATAGCTTCAAAGTTACATACAGTTATCGAGGACAGCGAGTTAATTAACCCACAATGGAAAAAGAAGAACGCTTAAGCAAGAGACATTATCTTATTTCTAATTTAGAAAAGATAATAGAAGATTCTATTTACTTTAGAAACTTCAATAAGTACATGAACGAAAAAACTAAAATAGAACTTGGCCCTATCAGTGAACAAACAATAAAGGGGAAGATTAAATGATTATCCCCTCGGACTCTGATAAATATTTATATAAATGGAGACTTGTTGAAACAGCAGCATA